GAACAGCTTAGCACTAAGGAAGTTAAGGATCAGATTACTGTTTTTAATGAGAGGGTAGCCAAGAGTGGTCTTCCACCACCTGTGGGTGGTATTCATAGGTATGATAGTCCTTATGATGATGCGAGCGGAAAATGGATTCAACCGCAACAAACGGTTGATGAGGTTTTTGTTGGTGAAGAACCGGAAGCGCATGCTGGATTGAATCGTACTGAAGCAGATTATATTCATAAATGGAGTGGTAATATTTTCCAACTTGTTCTTTTACGAGGGCTTAATGATAAGGAATTAGCAAATGACCCACCACCAGTGATGAAAGCTTACGAGAAGACGCTTGGATCCATGGTTTTTCTTGGAGGGCATATAGGAGTAACGTGTGATCACATACGTCAAGCTATTGTGGAGTTGTGTAAGCAGCCTGATTATAATTACTATCGGCTTGCTTTGCTCCCTTATAATAGTATGACTACTGTTCCCTTTAAGATAATTGAGGTTTCTGATCTTAATATGGTGCCTCTTGATAATGATCTTGCTATTATTGAGTTTCCAAGAAGTGCATTTCACCATTTCGCTTGCTTGTATGATCAACTGCCTAGTAGTCGTGATACTAGTATATTGAATCTTAAAGTTATGCAGCGATTTAGTACGTGCTTCATGAATAAATTGGATACTGGAAATGTTGAGTATCTAAGACCCGAAATGAGAATGTCTACAGCGAGTATGAAATATCCGCTTACCATGGATATGTCGCGAGGACAAAGAAAGGGAGAGAAGACTATGCTGGCCGAGTATACTATACGTGATGTTATTTATCAGTTTGATAGTACAACTAATGGTCAGTCTGGATCTATTGCGTTTGTTACTGATAAGGCGCGTAGTACTGCTACTCCTATACCTCTGTATCTTCATACTGCTGGTAATGCCGCTATGGGTTGCGGCGTTGCTCTATACCGTGAGATATTTTCTCATTGGGTTAATAAAATCAAACCACATGGTGTTTCTATCTCTACCGTTCACGACCGAATAAAAGATGTTAACCTTGTGGTAGGGGAATTTAGTGCGCAAGCTGGAGATGAAGATGATTTCCCAGTTTTGGATAGATCTAATTTTGCGCCTTATCATAATGTGGTAGCTAGAACCGATAGGTTACCATGTAATGTTAGTTCCTCTATTAAAAGAACCCAATTCTACGAGCCTGTCAAAAAGAAGTATGGCATAACTCGTAGGCCAGCCACTTTGTTTAA